TAAGAGAGCTGCTTCTAAATTGATAAATGCTGTTGCTTATTTTAGTGGTTCACCTGATTTTGTTACTGGTGATTCATCAAAGTCAAATAAAGCACAAAACTTTAACAACCCAAATATTAAGAACCCTGCCATGGCTTCAAACAGTGCTATCGATGGTGCTACCACCACAGATAATGGCATCAATGTCCAAATGGGTGACCTTAACAAATCAAACCCCTTAAATAGTGGTACCACTGCAAGCAGAAGACTTGCTGATCTCATCAGCGAAGAACTAGGTCCAAGCTTTTGCACAGAACATATGATCCACGATGAATGTAACCACAACCGCAATTCGCAATAGTGTTTGAGGAAAAAGAAAGATTCCATTATGAACTACGACAACATTGAAATCGAAGCCAAGACTGCTGCTGCTGATGCTCGTTGGTTTAACGGCACATCAGAGAGTATTTTGACAAGACTCGACAGACTCCAGGACATCTTGGACAGAACACGTATGGCTGCTAGTAACCCAAACGCTGGCGAAAGAGAAATTGAGCGTTATGCCAATATTCTTACTGAGCTAGGCGCAGAGAAAGAACAACTCGAGAAGCTTGCTTCAGAGTATGTTGACTTTGATACTGAGCAATACCTTGACAGCCTTCCTGGTGGCACTATTGCCAAGGAATACCGTGTGAGCAGTGCTGGTACCAGTGACCTTGGTGAAGACGATGGTAGCCTCTTGTACCGTACAGCTGCTGGCATTGAGAGCGAGTTCGAGAACGCTGACTGGATCAACTTTGTTACCGCTGGTGCTGAAGTTTGGGTTGAGGACCAGAACGTCCGTCTACTTGACAGCCAGTTGAACACTCGTGAAGCTGCTGTCTATTATGTTGAGCGTAAGACGCTTCCTATCCTTGATACCGTAAAGCGTGCTTCTATTATTGACAACTTTGTTGATAATGTAGAAATCTGCCGACGTGCAAAGAATGATGGCAATAGTTTCCGTAGCATTAAGAGTGCAAGTGCAAACAAACTTTCTGCTAAGTTTGTTGAAGAAGCTGTTGACTACTCGTTTGGAGATGGCCTTAACTGGCTCTAACAATGGATAATTGGAATGGCTTTAGAGTCGTTGGTTCTGTAGAAGACGACACTATTTCTAAAGATACTGGACTAGTATCATCTCTGAAACAAATGCTTGCTGAAGCATATGTTCTTTATCACACTATTCATGGGTTCCACTGGAATGTGCAGGGGACAGACTTCTATGAATATCACAAAATGTTTGATGACATTGTTGATGATATCTATGAGAACATTGACCCAATTGCTGAGAACATCAAAAAGCTTGGTTCTGACGCTCCATTCATTATGAGCGAGTTAGTAAAACTTAGTGAAATTAAAGAAGCTGAATTACCTAGTAAAGACCCCAAAGAATTAAGTAAAAAATTCCTTGACATTAACGAGCAATACATTAAGAATATAAAGAATGCTTTTAATATTGCAAACAAAGAAAATGAACAAGGCGTTGCTAATTTTATTGCAGAACGTATCGATCAACACCAGAAGCACAGCTGGTTTTTGAGATCTTCTATTGGTAATTAAATGGATTCTGTAACAGAGAACATATCTAAAGTAGTAGCGTTGCTCACAGCAATAATTAGCGGTCAAGAAGACTTGGCCTATGAAATGGTACTTGAGAGTAACCCAATTGAGTTGTTTAGTGCTCTAACGGGTGTTACTATGGTGTTTATTAATAAACTATCTGAAATTAACAATATTACTCCAGAAGAATGCTTAAAGAACCTAGCATTGCTTGCTTATAGAGCTAACTAAATATGATTGAATTACCTGAAGGCATTACTTTTAACGATACTCTTCCTAAAGAGTTTGAAATTAAATTAACTTTTGAAAGCATAAATAGTACCAAATGTAATAAGTGTGAATTACATTTAGAAGCAATGCTAGCTACTAACAATGGCAGGCATGAAGGCATTATCAAAGCAATGCCAAAAGAAAATATATTATGGAAGAATACCTTACCCAAAGACCGTGTTCGTTCAATAAAACTATTGAATGAAACTCTTGTGGATAAGCTTGACAAGCACAAGGAAAGGCATAAAAATGATTAGATATAGCAATACACCCGACAAGAATTCTAGAGTAATTACAGACAGCCCAACATCACCAATCAAGACTACTAAAGACGTTAGAGGCTTGTTGGACATCAATGACCAAAGCCAAAGCAAAGCAAATGTCTTAGATTTAGATGCGCAAGACGAAGATGGCACTGACTAAGGAATAATGTGAAAGAACAACTGGAAACAAATCCAGCAACACATATTATTATCCCAGATACTCAAGCTAAAGAAGGTGTTCCTACAGATCACCTAACTTGGATTGGTAACTACATTGTAGAAGAGTTCCACAACCAAGATATTAAGATTATTCATCTTGGTGACCATGCTGATATGCCAGCTTTGTCTATGTATGACAAAGGCAAGAAAAGCATGGAAGGTAGACGCGTAAAAGCAGATATTGAAGCTGCTAATGAACATTGGCGTGTTCTTAACCAACCATTGTACGACTACAATGATAATAAACGCAAAAGCAAGCATGCAATATGGAACCCAGAGCGTCACATACTGCTTGGTAACCATGAAGACCGTATCAATCGTGCTACAGAGATGGATGCGCAGATAGATGGCCTCTTTAGTACTGATGATCTTGATTATGCTCGCAGTGGCTGGAGAGTTAGCCCCTTTAAAAAGATTCTGTGGTTAGATGGAGTGGCGTACAGCCACTTTTTTTATAACCATATGACAGGCATGCCTCTTGGTGGAACAATCGATGCTCGTCTGAAGAATATTGGTCATTCATTTACTATGGGTCACCAACAAACGTTCTTATATGGTATGCGCTATGTCAATGGCAGTAGAGAAGGCGAAGGAGCGTTCTCTCAGCATGGACTGGTCGCTGGTGCATGTTATCTTCATGATGAAGACTACAAAGGACCTCAAGGTAATGCTCACTTTAGAGGTATTGTAGTAAAACATGGTGTACAAAATGGTAGCTATGACATCCAGCAGATTTCACTTGATTCTTTATGCCGTAGATACGAGGGCATGAGCCTCGAACGGTTTAAAAAGCTCAAGTATCCGCATATGTAGTATATGGCTTCTGCAAATACTTCTCAGCGTAAGAATTTTCGTTGTGTCTTTAATCGTTATGTCTCTGAATATAACAAAGATGCAGTAGTTCGTTCAATCATATCGCAATTTGAAGGTTATTTTGCTGAACCAGAAGTTACTGTTACTGATGATGGGTTTATCATCTCTTTAACCATAGGCGATAGCCTATCTGCCACTATGGTAAGAGACAAAATTCTCTGGAACCAATTTGTAGATAGCGTAACTGCTGCAGATGCTATCCGCAAAATTCAAATCATTCGTTTGCCAAAAGCTGGTAAAGAAAACGAAGGTACCGTAGGTGGCTTTGGTCCACATGGTAGCGACAGCGGAGTAGATGAGAAGCTTAACGTGCCATTAGACCATGATCCTCAATACACAATAGGTCCCAATGCTGATGGGTCACTTGGATGGCATGCTAGCGTTCACTATGCTGACCCAACTGGCAATATGTTGCCAAAAGACCTTGGACCAGGTGCTGAAGATGGTGAACCAGTTGATGAAGACTTGAATAGCGACATCACTAACATGGGTGCAGCTAAATCACACCCAAAACTATTCATGGGTTTTAGAGTTGTTGCTATCAACAGTGATACTGGTGGTGCTTTTACTCTTAATCAACCAAATGGTTTCCAGGACGTTGGTAAACCACCTAGAGGCGGTAAAACCCACCAAGAAGCAGGGTCTGCAACTGGAATTGGTGGTGGGGCTCCCATTAGCGGTGCTAGCTGGTACGTAACTCAACCTGGCAACGAACAAGGCACTGATTTAGGTACAGAACGTGTCAAAAGTGACGCTTCTGCTGCTCCTTTTGGTGCTATTGCTGCTAGCAAGCTTGAACCTGAAACAGAAGACGTAGATAGTGCTATTGACCTACCACAAGCACGTGGTGGCACGCAATCTGTCCCAGATGGTGGCCATGTAGAAGGTTGGTTTGCTAGCCGTTACTTTGGTTTAAACGAAACATATGGTTATGAAGGTGATGTAGATGGCTACGACTTATAAAGTATATTCAGCTGGGCAAGCACCAGAAAAATATGTGCCTGGTGATTTTATATTAGTATCTTCAAAAGGCATTTTAGCTAAATTCATTCGTTTCGGTCAGTTCTTTCGTTACCATGGCAAAATGAAACCATTTGCTCATTGGAACCATGCTGCAATGATTATTGATGAGAATGGAACCATTGTAGAAGCTATTGGCCGTGGTGTTGTAGAAAACAACATCATTGATTACCAAAATGTAGAATATTACTACGTAAGCACTAAATTAAATAAGCAAAGCAGAGATCAGGCGATCGCTGCATGCAAGAGCTTCATCAAAGATAAGTATGGTTGGTTGACAATCTTTAGCATTGCCCTCGAGCTTGCTACTGGTATTAACCTTCAAATTAATAGTAGAAACACTATGATTTGTAGTGCAGTAGTTGCCCAATCACTATGGGCCGGTGGAGTTATTTTTGATCATAACCCATACCAAATGATGCCTGCTGATCTTGCAGCATCTTTTAATGTTTTGACAGAATTGCCAAATACTTGATTATTGTGCAATTTATGCATTAAAGTAAAAATATGAAAAAAGCTGTCATTACAATTAGTTATGACCCTCGTGACGCACAA